ACAAAAACATTAATACATAATCAAACAAGAAGCAGAGTTGGAGATAGAACTGGATTATTAGGGTTTTCTATAAGAGATGGTAGTAACTTTATGGATCAGGAGTACAATTAATGAGATTAGAATATACTGGTACAAAGCCACAAGGTTTTAATCCTACTGGTGATCTTGCCACTCTTGTTGAGCCATTACATTCTATTTATCCTGATAGTGAGGGTAGAGTTGATCCAACATTTTTTGAAGGATTTAAAGCTAATTTTAAATATCAATGGTTGCCTATAACAAATTCTACTGCAGAATATTTTAATTTTATAGATACACCATATGATGAATCTTTTGATTGGCTTGGTGAAATACAAAAGAATGAAGATTATTTTTTTGCTGATGAATTATCAAGAGCCAAAAATATGGAGCATTATCAATACATTAAAAATGATTTAATGGCTATGCAACAGAATCGTGAGGTGTTTCAGCGATCAGGTATAGGTGCAACATTAGTGGCAGG